GAGAGGCCGGTGATGGGAGACTGGATCCGGCCTCGCAAAATAATTATGGAAAGATTTAGACAGATATTCACAGGATTAGAGCGAGCGCATGGTTGCACCTATGTGGACAAGAAGGGTGCCGATGGACTCAAAGTTAAAGGCAAGTCGTTTGTCAAAACAGAAATCGTAACAGATAAACATTGGGAAGATCATTTAAATGGTATTGAACCTAGTCTTGGTATTATACCGATCAACGAGAACAACGAATGTAAATGGGGATGTATAGACATAGATGTGTATGCAGAATTTAATCACAAAAAATTAATCAACAAAATAAAATCTATGGACTTACCACTGATGGTATTTAATTCTAAATCAGGTGGTGCACATGTATTTTTATTTACAAAAGATTTTGTACCTGCAAAACTAATGAGAGATAAATTAATATCTATTAGTGCTGTGTTAGGTTATGGTGGTGCTGAGGTTTTTCCAAAACAGATCGAATTAAAATCCAAAGATGATACAGGAAATTTTCTTAACTTACCATACTTTAATCATAAAAATACTGTAAGATATTGCTTCAATTCTTTAGGAGAAGCTGTTACACTTCCAGATTTTTTACAAAATGTCGTAGAGATAACTCCAGAACAATTACAGAACTTAATTATTAAAAGACCATCCTCTGAATACGATGATGGACCACCTTGTCTAGAATCTCTGACAAGAGAAAAACTAGATGACGGTAGAGATAGAGTTATGTTTCAGTTTAGAGTATATGCTAAAAAGAAATGGCCAGAGTCATGGGCAGATAAGTTAGATGAATTTAATTACAAACACTTTGTAAATCCATACAGACACGACGAGATAACAAAATTTAGAAAAGATAATAAAGACTATGGTTTTAAATGCACAGAAGAACCTATGTGTAATCACTGTGATAAACAATTATGTAAGACTAGGAAGTTTGGTATTGGAACACAAGCTTTGTTTCCACCTTTGAAAGATCTACAAGTTGTAAAGACAGAGCCACCAATATACAGACTCAACGTAGATGGTGAAAGAATAGAATTAAAAGCAGAAGAACTACAAGAGCAAAGACTATTCATACGGGCATGTATGAATCAGATCTATACAAAGCCACCAAAGATAAAACCAAAAGACTTTGATGAGATGATAAATCTTTTGATGACAAACAAGGAAGAGGTAGAAGCTCCTGCTGGATCTAGTATGATTGAACAACTTAAACAACACGTGGAGAACTATTGTTTAGGTAGAGCAACATCAGGTGCAACAAGAGAAGATCTGGAGGCAGGTAACGTTTGGAACAACAAGGGGTATCATCACTTTGTGTTTAGTAATTTCTTCTATCAGTTTTTAGCAAGACACAAGTGGGCAGAGAAACCTCAGTTTACTTTGTATGTGTTGAGAGAACATTGTGGTTATGATACAGATTACAGAGTGTCACTGCCAAAGAAAAAAATAAGTGTAATTAGATTACCAGAGTTTGAGAAAGAGGGATTCAAACCAAAAGATAGAGTCTTCAAACAGGAGGATGCGTTTTGAAAACTATTGTCTTGGGTCCACCTGGCACAGGCAAGACCACCACTTTACTTAATGAAGTTGACAAGTATTTAAAACAAACAGATCCTGATAAGATCGGTTATTTTTCTTTTACACAAAAAGCTGCATACGAAGCAAGAGACAGGGCCATGTCTAAATTTAATTTTAGTGAGAAAGATCTACCATATTTTAGAACACTACACTCACTGGCATTTAGAAGACTTGGCATACGTAAAGATGAAGTTATGCAACGTAGACATTACGAAGATCTAGGTAAAAAAGCAAATCTAATTGTAGATTATCATGAATATGATAACGAACACACAGGATTATTTACAACTAAAAGTGATATACTGCGTATTATACAATTAGCTAAACTACGTGGTATCACACCAGAAGAACAATTTAATAAACAAGAACATACACAGTTAGTAGATATTAAAACATTAAAACAGTTTGCACACGATTTAGAACAGTACAAGAAAGATTATAACTTAATTGATTTTACAGACATGATTACAGAGTTTGTTAAATCAGATAGATCTCCACGGTTTGATGTAGTTTTTATAGATGAAGCACAAGACCTATCATTATCCCAATGGGATATGGCAAGATCAATATGGGATAAAACAAGGGATACTTTTATTGCAGGAGATGATGATCAAGCAATATTTAGATGGGCTGGTGCAGACGTAGATAGTTTTATAGCACAAAAGGGTAAGATAATGCAGTTGACACAGTCATACCGAATACCGCAGGTTGTGCATGATATTGCATCAAAGATAGTAAACAGAATACAACATAGATTACCAAAAGAATGGAGACCAAAAACGCAAAGAGGCTTACTTTCATATTATTATGATTTTAAAGAAATTAACATGAAACAAGGTAATTGGCTAGTGTTGGCTAGAACTAAATTTATGTTATCAGAAATAGAAGAGCAACTATACTCACAGGGGTTGTATTACGAAAACAAATATAAAACAAACAAAGAACAAGACTTGTACAAAGCTGTGACAGACTGGGAAAATGTGCGTAAAGGTGTGAGTATTAATTACGATCAGGTTGAACGAATAGCATCTTACATGTCACAAAACCATTTTGAGAAACAAGCTTTGAAGTACATGAACAAAGATGCAAACTATGACATGGCCGGACTGAGAGAACGAGTATGGTTGAAGACAGACAAAGTTTGGTACGAGGCTTTTGACAATGCTCCTAGTAGGAGTATAAGATACATTAGAAGGATGAGAGAAAACGGTGAGAAATTAAATTCAGCTCCAAGAATATCGTTGTCCACGATACACGGGGTGAAAGGTGGTGAGCAGGATAACGTGGTTCTCCTGACAGATCTATCAAGAAACACACAAGTCAACTACGAAAAAAATCCTGACGATGAAAATAGATTGTTCTACGTTGGTGCAACTAGAGCTAAACATCATTTACATATTGTCAGACCAAAAGATACTTATAAAGGATATAAAATATGACAGATGTAAATATGTTTGATGATGATAAACCACAGAACAAACAGGTAGGTGGATCCCATTACATGTACTATGACATTCAGCCGTACGAGTTTATTTCAAAAAATAATCTCTCGTTCTTCCAGGGCTGTGTTATAAAATACGTTTGCAGGTACATGCACAAGAACGGAGTCGAAGATCTCGAAAAGATAATCCACTATTGCGAATTAGAGAAAAAGAAGTTACAAGATGCTACGCCCGAACAGTTAGAAAACTGGATAGACGGATACAGAAAATGGAAGGCAGAGAGTGAAGATAACATTTAAACCACAAACAGAGTGGCTACCACCACAAGATTTTCCTGATCTATCAAAGTATGATGAGATTGCCGTAGACTTAGAAACAAAAGATCCAAACTTAAACGAAAGAATGGGCTCTGGATCTGTTGTGGGTGTAGGTGATGTGGTTGGCATATCATTAGCTACACATGACTGGTGTGCATATTATCCTATCGCACATGAAGGCGGTGGTAACATGGATCGTAAGATGGTCCTTAAATGGTTGCAAGATCAACTAAATCTACCATCAACAAAAGTATTTCATAACGCAATGTACGACGTGTGTTGGTTAAGAGCATTAGGATTAAAGATAAATGGCAAGATTGTAGATACAATGATAGCTGCATCTTTGGTTGATGAGAATAGATTTAGATACGATTTAAATAATTGTGGTAGAGATTTTGTAGGCAAAGGTAAAGATGAAACAGCATTGTACGAAGCTGCAAAGTCTTGGGGTGTAGATCCCAAAGCAGAAATGTATAAGCTACCAGCTATGTACGTTGGAGCTTACGCGGAGCGTGACGCCCAACTCACACTGGAGTTGTGGCAAGAATTAAAAAAAGAAATAGTGCACCAAGATATAGAAGACATATTTGAAATGGAAACTAAATTGTTTCCTGTGTTAGTTGACATGAGATTCCTAGGTGTACGGGTAGACGTAGATAAAGCAGCCATAGAAAAAAGAAAGATGGTTGAAGAAGAGAAAAGATTATTAGGTGGCGTATACTCTGAAACAGGATTAGAGGTGCAGATCTGGGCAGCTAGATCTATTGCTAAAGTATTTGATAAGTTAGGACTACCCTATGATAGAACAGCAAAGACACAAGCACCAAGCTTTACTAAAAACTTTCTAGCTAATCACCCACACAAGATTGTACAAGCTATTGCAAAAGCAAGAGAGATCAACAAAGCACATACAACATTTTTAGATACAATATTAAAATACTCTGGCAAAGGCAGAATACATGCAGAGATAAACCAACTACGTGGTGACAGTGGTGGTACGGTTACAGGTAGATTCAGTATGAACAATCCAAACTTACAGCAGATACCTGCAAGGAACAAAGACCTCGGACCACGGATCAGAAGTTTATTTATACCTGAAGAGACTTGTAAGTGGGGATGCTTTGACTACAACCAACAAGAACCAAGACTTGTAGTTCACTACGCAGCATTACAAGGTTTCTTTTCTGTAGAAGATGTCGTTGATGCATACAAGCAAGGTGATGCAGACTTCCATAAGATTGTAGCAGATATGGCCGGTATACCTAGAACACAAGCTAAGACGATCAATTTGGGTCTTTTCTATGGCATGGGTAAAAACAAATTACAGGCAGAGCTGGGTGTAAACAAACTACAAGCTGATGAATTGTTTAAACAATATCATACAAAGGTGCCTTTTGTTAAACAGTTAATGGATGCAGTGATGAGCAGAGCACAGCGTAAAGGTAAAGTTAGAACGTTGTTGGGTCGACTATGCAGGTTTCATTTATGGGAACCAAATCAGTTCGGTATCCACAAGCCATTGCCTCACGATGATGCGCTCGCGGAACACGGACCAGGGATCAGAAGAGCATATACATACAAAGCTTTGAATAGATTGATACAAGGATCTGCAGCAGACATGACAAAGAAAGCTATGATAGACCTACATGCTGAAGGCATCATACCACATCTACAAGTACATGATGAATTAGATATATCTATACAAAATAAAAAAGAAGCAGAGAAGATTAAAGAAATAATGGAGTCAACTGTTGCTCTTGAAGTTCCTAATAAAGTAGATTATGAAGAGGGAGATAACTGGGGCAGTATAAAATGAGGATTTATTATGGCATATTTAAACGCAAACATACCACCGGAATACGCACAAATCAGAAAGGAGTATTTGTATGACCTTAAGAAACATCACGGAGAAGTTGAAGACTGCATTATCTTTGGTCTATCGGCTATCACGGGGCGTAGCATCCTTTTTCATTGTATTATGGAAAATGGAGCTATCTTCTATCGTCTCCCGATATCTGCATTCATTCAAAGAGGATTTAAACCGCAAGAAGTTCCTAGACGTAGACTTGACGAGTTACAGCTTTGGAATTGCTTTAGTTATTATCCTGCTGTTCATTCTTGGGATATTTTAGAAGCACAAGCCGGTAAATACATAGGAAAAGACAAGAAATGGCACCACGGCAAGTACCTATTTACGGTTGACTTTGCCCACCCTGAAAGTAATATATTAGATACGGATCATTCAGAGATACCGCACGAGCACAAATGTGCTCACATCATAGCTCTCGACGACGGGAATTATGCAGCACAACCTAACAATAGATGTATATGGGATATCCCATCATTCACTGTTAAAAATAATGTGCCAGATTGGAAAGTGCAAACATCTGAATGGAATGTAGAAAATACAAGTCAATGGAAAACAGAAGATACTGATAAGTTCTTCTATGAAATTGAGGAGAAGAAACATGATTGAACAATGTAAAAACGTTTGTTGCAAAGCCTGGAATTGGATTAAAGGTTTGTGGAACAAATGGGTCAATTGGATCTTTAAAGGTTTCTATAAGTAATTTATGGCCCTAAAAATCTCAGAATCGGCTTCGGTGCAGATGCCTATGAAGACGGTTGCCAGTTTGATCACGATGGTTGCCATCGGGACCTGGGCTTATTTTGGCCTGCATGAAACGCTCAACCAACATTCTACAAGATTAGAATTGATGGAGAAAGATCTTGAAGAGAACACAGAATTTAGGATAAAATGGCCACGTGGAGAAATGGGTAGTTTGCCCGCAGACAGCGAGCAATTCATGATGTTGGAGGATCTTTATAAAACAACCGATAAAATTAATAAACAACTTGATGCCATGATGAACAACAGAATTAATATTGAATTTTTACAAAAACAAATGGATAAAGTTCTTAAAGATATTGAAATGTTAAAAGATAAAAACAGAGAAATAATCTACAAGAACGGGAGTAAATAATGGTCGCCGAAGTTATAGCCCTTCTCATGTTCATAGGCCCTGATATTAAAGAGCATAGAATACAAGCGAACATGGCTACTTGTTTACGTCACAAACGTGTTGCAGAGCGCCAATACCAAGAAGGTATAACCTACAAATGCATACGTTCTAAAGCTAACTTAGATGAAAACGTAGACGGTACAAAGTCAATAAGATCACTAATTTTAGAATAATGGAACCCTTCATACCTGTAAATACTATCATAGCTTTTATCTTGCTTTGTGTTGTAATATATGTAGGATTAAACGATAACAAATGAAACTTACAGCTAACATAACTCTTGACGAGTTGACTAAGTCTCAGGTTGCGGAGAGAAAAGGTATAAACAATAACCCTAACCCTGCGCAAATTGAAAATCTTAAAGAGCTAGCAATTAACATATTGCAGCCAGTTAGATCACATTACGATAAACCTTTAATTATATCATCAGGATTCCGTTGTGCACAGCTCTGCCTAGAAATAGGTAGCAGTGTAAACAGCCAACATGTGGCAGACAACGGCGCAGCCGCAGCAGACTTTGAAATACCTGGTGTAGACAACAGAGAGCTAGCTCTTTACATCAAGAATGAATTAGAATTTGACCAACTTATTTTAGAATTTTACAAAGATAACGAACCGACTTCAGGCTGGATACATTGCAGCTATTCTACCAACTCAAACAGAAACCAGTCCTTGCGTGCGCAAAGAGTTGATGGTAAAGTGGTGTACACACCATGGCTAGAATAGGACAATTAACATCACAAATCGTAACAGGTAACTGCCCAGAGTGCAGATCAGAAACTCTTCTTGTATCTTTTGAACCACACATTTACAGATGTGTAAACTGTGGTTTTGATCTTGAACAGAAAGTAAACGGCGTAATTAAATACGTTGTAGCTAACGATCAAACAAAATTTAAAGCAAGCGTTCTACCAGACGAAGATCATGGCTAAAAAAAGACCACTGTTTGGTGTATCAAACTACACAAAAAGAACTCCCAAAAAGCGTCCGGGTCGACACGCAAAAAAATACTCAAAACGAACACCTTATCGTAAACCCTATCGTGGCCAAGGCAGGTAATGTTTTGGAATTTTATTATCTTTCTTTTCTGGGTTGATATCATTTTATTTTTAACTATCTTGTTTGGAATTATTCTAATGTATGTTTGAAAAAGTTACGATCATAACGCTATTATATCTAACAACCTTTGGCGATATACAAATGCAATCATTTGAAGTTGTATCAGGAGATAGCTGTGAGTCTTGGTATACACAGAACGTAAAAGTTG